GATTTCCATTCATTAGCTTTTAATCTACCAGTTGTTGTAAATCTTTTTTCTACTTCATCACTTAAATATGCCCAATTAGTAAATCCAACAACTTCTCCATTAACTTGGTGAATTTGATACTGTTCTAAATTAAAAGAAGGTAATATCATATTTATTAAATCTTCGTATTTCATTTTATCGTATCGTGGGAACTGTCTGTATAAATGTATAATTTTGTAAAGATCATTTATGCCTTTCCCCATTTAATATCCTTTGCTGTTTGTGAAGCATAATCAAAACCAACATCAGTTGGAAAATGTAATGCTTGTGAATTAGTATTTGTTTTTCTTCCTTTAATTTTATCAAAATCTGCCCAATGTGAAGCAATAGAAATTGAAACAGTTGAGTTATTATTATCTTCTTCAATACTTAAATTTTCTATTCTTCCATCAAATAATAAAAAAGGATAATTTATTAATGCTTGGTTCTCATCTAAGAATCCTCTATATACCCAAGCTCTTTTATCCATATAATCATTATTAAGAAATAAAGAGATTATTGTTTGGTCGGCACCACCGAATTTAACTACTAAATTACTTACAGATACTTCTGAAGATTCTGCTGATTCAGAACTACCTAAAAATAATGATGATGCAACATAAGTGTTTCCGTCAAAAGAAATATTTTTATAGTGATCTGTATAATAAGTTCCTGTGCTTACTCCTATATATACAAGTTCAACTGGATTAAGTTTATTAGTTGCTAATTCTGTTATTAAAGAAGCATTTAATGATCTGGGCATTACAATACCTCTATAAGATCAACTTCGTATTGGAAATAGTTTTCTGTACCTACTGCAAATTCTTGAATATCGTTTGTAAGTCCTACTGTAAAATCTACATTGTTATAAATTAAAACTGTATTATCAGTTAGGTTTGCTCTTAATGGTGGTTCAATAGTTAATGTTCCTGCACCAGAACCATTAGATGATAAATCTTCTACAACCATATAAACTTTATTAGCACCAGTAAATCTTACAAAGTCACCAGCTTTTAAAACACCACTTAAATTGTTTCCCATTCCATCTACTGCGATTGTAGTATCTCCAGCAGTATGTGAACCTACTACTGATATAACTGTATTAGCTGAACCTCTAGTGCTTGAAATAGTTGCTGGTACAAAAGTAAAGGATTCTAATTGTGATCTTTGTTTCATAATAAAAGCCATAATAGGTGCAAATTCTGCTCTAGTCATAACTGGAAATTGTAAAACTAATCCAAATCTTTGCCCATCAATTTGTCTAGCTTGTCGTCTGCCAGATACAGTAGTTGATACAATAGTATTTTGTCTTGAACTTACTGATACTGCTCTAGTTGCTGGAGTTGAAGGAAATGTACCACTCATTATACTAAATTACTTCTTCCTTTACTGTTAAGTGCTTGATTCATAATATTAACGATAGTTGCTCTATTATCTAATAATAATTCTTTAACACCTTTAACATCAGTAGCAATAATCGTAAAGTTGAAGCTATTCGCTTTAGACTGCAAGTCTTGGTTCGGTACGATAGTACCATCGGAATTTGGTATAAACAGCTCTCTACCACGCTCTCCTACTGTATAAGCTGTACCTGCATTAACATTTCCACCCTCTGCCATAAAGAATGAACCAAAATCAAAAGAACTAAATATAGAACCCAAATCAAATCCACCACCCCCACCACCAAACATATTACCCATACTTCCAATAATATCGCCAAGTGAACCACCGATTGAACTGAATATATCTCCAACGCTAGAACTTAATGAAGATAAAATATCACCTATACTGCTACCTATATTATTAAATATGTCATCAGTATAAGAACCTATATTAGTAAATATATCTGATACTGAAGTTAAAATAGTATCAAATGAAGTTTTAAGTTTGGTCCATAATTCATCAATGATATTTGTTAATTGTTTTCTAGCCATTTCTTCTGGGTTGGCATCAGTTACTCCATCACCAATTTGTTTTCTTTTCTCTTTAGTAATTTCTTTTTCAATAGCTAATCTTTTTAATCCTAATAAAACTGCAATTTCATCTAAAGCTAATAAAGCAAGTTTAGCTAATTGTTCTTCTATTAAACCAGCAATTATTTTAATTAATAAATTTCTAGCTATATCTGCAAATGATGCTTGTAAAGATTTACCAAGAACTATTGATTCAGCTAATGCTTTAGAAACATCTTTAATTCCACTAACCATTCCTTGTGCAATTACAGAATATATATCTTTAAATTGTGCTTTTAAATCAAATGCTGCAACTTGTAATGCTTGAACTGTTTTTTGTGTAGCTGACAATTCTGCTGGTACTTTTGTTGTTTCTTCTACAACAGCTTTTGTTTTTGGTGGGACTACTTCTAATTGAATTGGTTTGCCAAATACAAACTCTTTAAATTCTTTATATTTTCTTCTAATAAAATCTAAACCTTTAGCCATTTCATCAAATGCTTTGTTTAAATATTTTTTCATATTATCAGCAACTGCTTTTATAGGTATAAATAAATCAGATAATATTTCAGAAAATAAACTTATTAGTGGATTAACAATTTGTAAGGCATAAATTAAACCTTGTAATATATTTCTAACAAATAAAGTTATGACATCTATAATTGGTTGTAATGCTCTTAATAATTCTGTTAATTGATCTACAAAACCAGCTAATTCTTCTTGATCTCCTATTTGAAATAAACCAGCTTCTATTGTTTCAAAAAAATTTTTAAAAGAAACATTTAAATCAAAAATAGGTTTTACTGAGTTATTTGCTCTTTTTTCTAACCCTATTAATAAGTTGTCTAATATTAATTGTGAACCCTCAGCAGTATTAGATAATCTCATTAATGCTTTTTCGTCTAATCCTAATTCCTCTCTTAGTATTTGAAATGCTGGAATACCATTGGCTACTAATTGATTTAAAGATTGTATATTAAAACCACCTTGAGCTCCTCTTGCAAATAATCTAGTTAAATCATTTAAAGCATCTACTTTGTTAGTTGCATTACCAGCAGTTTGTGTAAATATTCTTAAAAGTCTATCAGTGGGTGCTACACCATTTTGACTTAATGTAAGAAACGATCTGCCTAATTGAAGTATGCTAAATTGAGTTGTTTTAGCAAATTCAGATAAATCATTAAATGTTTGTGTTCCCTTTTCAATAGAACCAGCAGCACTTATAATGTTCCCTCTTAGTTCTTGAAATGTTTTTGTGACATCTATGATTTGTTTCCCTAGCGATACCAGACCAACAGTAGCAAATCCTATTACTGCGTTTTTAAGTGTTAAAAAACTTTGTTGTGTATTATCAGTTTCTTTGCTTACGCCTTTTAAATTATTCTTAATATCATTAAGTGCTTTTGTGGCATTATCTATTGCGGAGATTGTTATTTTTACTTGCTGATCTGCCATAGTTCTGTTTATCTTTTTCTGCCTTCACTTTAAAATACGCTATCCAATAATAAAATTCTTCCTCAGTTAGAGAAAGCATTTCTTCCATACTTTTTTTTAATTCGTGACCAAGAGCAAGTATGGTATAAAGCTCTTTGTCAAATCTTACTTTTTTTCGGTATCTTCGTAAGAAACACCAGCTAACATTTCTGTTGCTACTCTAGCTATAACATTTGCATCAGCATTATTCAATAATGTTAGCTTGTCATCTAGCTTAAATATTTTATTTCCTTCAGAGTCTTTTGCTTTTAAAACGATTGCATCTACTAATACTCCTAGATCATCATTTTTAGCACCTTTAAATAGGTTTCTTTTTTCACCTAAAGTAAAAGGTGAACAATAAATTATTAAAGGTTTGCCTTCCTCGCCCCACTCAGCTACCTCAATCTTTTTAATTCCTAAAGATTCAAACTGTGCCTTCACTCTATCTATTACTGCCATATATCTTCCTTTTCTAATTAATTAATTAACCTGCTGTTCCAACAGTTACTGCACCAGTACCTTGGAAAGTAATTTCTGCTTCTACCATTCCATCAAAAGATGCACTTACATTATATCCAGTTACTATCGCATCAACTGCGTAAAACTTATCTCCATTTTGATTTCCTTCTGGAAATAAATTTAAAGTGATTGATGAACCAACTGTGCATAATAATTGTCCAGCATCAGCTTCGTCAAAAAATACACTTGCTGAACCTGAACTACCTTTTAAACCTACTTTGTAAGTTCTTACAGCATCACCCATTGAAGTATCTTCAATAGTGTCTGATGTTTGTTCTAGTGTATAGCTTCTTAATTCACCTAAAACAGTAGAACCAATTTTAATTGTTCCTTCTGAGCCAGTATGAGTTGCCATTTTGTTCTCCTTGTTTGTTTATATTAAGGTGTGCCAGAAGTGTATTGATACATAACTCGCACCACCATTCTGATTCCACCTATTGGAAACAAAACTCCTTCATCAGTAGATACTTCTACTATTTGAGTTTGTTTTGCATACCCACCTCGTGTTCTATCAGAATCCAGTCTAGTTTCAATCGTAGAAATTAATTCATTTCTTTTTGTGTCAATATTTGTTGGTGTACCTTTAACAAATCCAATAATTACATAATCAACAGTAGCTTGTCTTGTTATTGTGCTTGATGTCATTGTTTGATCTGATCTAGTTTCATTACCAGTTTGAATAAAACAAGCTGGATATTGTTGTTCAGATAATTCATCTACATTAAAAGGTTCTCTAGTAATTTTTTTAATTGTAATGGGTGATGTACCAGTAGAAATTGTAGTAATTATATTACTGGCTATATTTTCTCGTTTGCTCATATTCTGCTTAATTTAGTATATTCTTCCATAAATTTATTTTTAAGTAATGGTGCTTCAGCATCACCTATTGCAAAAAATTTTCTTTTTCTTTGATTACCCATAGCTTTTAATCCTTCTCTTATTGCTGTAAAATAAACTTGTGCTTGTGTGGGTGAAGATTTTTGTGTCATATTAGATAACATCTTACCTGAAAAGAATAAATCTGGTTTAGTTGGTAATTGTTTTGCTTCTCTTATTTTTCTATATTCAGGAGTGTATTTAACAAAATCATTTCCTTGATAATCTTTTCCTCTTGCTGTTCTTCTTTTAATTATAAACATTAAAAATTCAGCAGTTCTTCCTAATGACTTTTGAACTATTAAAGGTTGTTCTCTAATTTGTTTTTCAAAACCTTCAACAACTTGTAATACATTACTTTCAATATTTAATTTCATCTAATTAGTTTAAGTCTATGATAAGGTGCTTTTTCTGCATCTGCGACTGTATTAGAATCATCAGCATCATATTCAACACCATCTCTTAAAATAGATTCAAATTCATCAGAATACATTTGTTGGTAATGTTTCATCATAACTTGGAATCTATCTGGGTTGTCGTTTGAATTAAATTTAGTTAGTTGTGGACACGCATAAAAACCTATCACTCTATAAACACTTGCTCTTTTAAATTGTGCATCAGTTAATAGTGTTGCGTCCATTTCTGTTGTGTTTAGAATTGCTATATCTCTATAAACTTCTTTTGAATAAACTGGAAACCATTTAATTCTTAATTCTCTCTCAATATCTGCTCTAGCTTGTGCGTGATAATCATTTGGTGATGTAAAACTAGCTATTCCAAAAGTTAAAATATCTGGTTGGTAAAATGTTAAATCTGCATCTACTGAAAAATTAGCCATGTTGTTCCTTTATAATATATTTTCTTCTTAATGTTCTAGGAGAAATAGATGCAAATATTTCTGCTTCAGTTCTCTCTAGGTCTTTATCAAATCCAAAATGTGTAGTTGATGTATGTTTAAATCTATCTACTAGCACATAACGATAGACATAATCCTTATTCTTAAAATGTAGAATTGTTTTAGGATTATCTATCTGTTTCATAATTAAATGGTGGGGCTTTTACACCCCACCGATTGTCTTAATTAAACAGTAGTATCAGTTATAACTGCACAACCATAAGATTGTTTAATCGCACCTTTACCATAAGTGATAGAAGCAACGATTTCAGTAGCTCTTAAAGAGGCATCTCTTTGAGTTTCTACTTTAAAATCTTCTTTAAGTGCAAGTCCTAATGAAGCTGGGTGAAATACTGCACCATAAGCATCATCAGAAGCATCTGGAACAATATTTGCATTTTCAAATATTTGAACACCAGCTACTGTACCAATGAAATTATTTCTTAAAATTTCATTTCCAATATCTGATATTGCATTTGCATTTGTATTGTAACCAGCTTGAGTTAAACTTTTCTTTAAATTGTAAACTGCTCTAGGGTGAAATACACCATAGTAAGGAGCAGGTACATTTAACATTCTTAGTTTAGCAACAGCTTTGAAAATTAGATCTGCATCTAATTCTACTGCCGCAGCACCTACTTCGTTTGTTGTAAAGTTTACAAACAATGCCGCTAAATCAGTATCAACTTTTTTAGCGATTGCATTTCCAAATAATTGACCAATGTCAGCACCAACATTTCTTGACGCCGAATCTCTGCCAAGATCTGTTAATGTAGTCATCACGCCAACTTCCGATGCTGTAATAGTAGCTTCAGTTGGATTAATTGCTGTGTTAGTTAAATCAGTAGCTTCGTTAACAGCGTTTGCTGATACAGTAGGATATACTGGTACTGATATAGTTTTTCCTGATCCAGTTATTGGATAAGTCGTAACAAGAGGTCTCATTACAGATGTTTCTTCAAATGTAAAGATTGCTTCTTGTGTAATATTTTCAAACAGTTCGTCTAGCGTGCTTGAAGTTGTTTCGTTTGCCATAGTTTTTAGTTTTGTTTAGTTGTTAGTTTCATTTTAAATAAACCTTGATCTCGTTGTTTCCTCATTTCAGAATATAATTTTCTGTCATTTGGATTACTTAAATCAAGATCACCCATTTTTATTGGTTTAGGTGAAGAACCACCAATCTTACTTTGTGAACCTACTCCACTTTGAGTAGCCATCACATGATGTGGATTGTTTTTTAAATATTCGCTTACTAAATCATTTACTGACATAGGTTCGCCTTTATCTGAATATCTTGGAGTTCCATCTTCGTTGATAACTTCAACAGAACCTTGTTCGTTTAATCTAACATTTGATCTTAGTAGTTGTTTAACTTCTGCTGGTTTAACAGCTTTCATTCCACTTGCTACATTAACTAATGTTTCGTCAATACGAATCCTTTTTAATTCAGATTCCAACGATTGAATTTTTTGATCCTTTTTTGATACTGTTTCTTTTAAAACTTTATCAAACTCACCTCGTTGTTTAGCGATTTCAAGTTCCTTTTCTTTTTTCTCTTGAATTAACTTTTTAGCTTCTTCAATGTCAATTCCATCAAGTTTATTAGATACAGTTTTTTTATATCTATCTAATCTTCTTTGAACAATTTGTTCTAACTGGTCAGCAGTAAAAACTTTGTTCTCAGTTTCTTGATTTTCAGAAACTTCTGTTCCAGCATTTGTTTGAGTTGCTGTTTTCTCAACCGAGTCTTTTTTAACTTGCTCGTTCATAACTTAACTCCTTCATTATTGTTAAGATTATCAAATATCAATAACTGTGAATAAATGCAAGTTTAAAGAGTAGAATTGCCTTCTTCATCTACCCAGCTAGGATCTATTGGTTGCCAACTATGTCTGCAATTATAACCACCTCTAACTATAAATGGACTTCCTTGATCTCTACCTTGTCCAGTATCATTAGCCCATATTTCTCTTATTTGTTCTTCATTATAAACTTTACCTGCGTGTTTTCTGCAAAAATCCCTAGAGTCTTTTATGATTGAACCATAATATAAATAACTAGATAATCCTAATTCATCTGCTCTAAACTTAGCTAACTGTCCATCAAACCCCATAATAGAATCAGTTACTAATAAACTGGCATACTTTACAAAGCTATCACCTTCTGATGTTCTACCATAAACTTGTTTAAGTTCGTCAATAGCTGTTTTAACTTCTGTACCATCTGGATTGTTGGCAATATATTCTACGAGCTGTTGTGCTTTTTTATTATCCGAAAATTGATAAATACCATTTATTTTTTCTCTAATAGTTTGGACCATATCATTAAATGATCTGCCTACTAATGTTGATTGATAAACTTCACCAGCTAAAGTATTTGCTAATTCATTTCCTAAGTTCTGAAAGTTTGTAAATGCTATTCTTTTTAATTGTTGAATAGTTACTAAATCAGCTTCAGTTATATTTTTAAATTCTGGTGGTATAGGTAGTTTGCCATAAGTAGCTACAATAACTCCTGCAATCTTATCATAGTCTTTTATAAATGTTTGTACTGGCTTTAAATAAAATTCTTCAATCGTTTGTTGTAGTCTTGGTCTTATTTCAATCGCAAGTCTTGTAGAATATAATTCACCAGTTTTAGTAGGAAGTTCTGATGCTATATTAACAACCTCTTGTTCTAATCTTCTGAGTGTTTTAAATAAAAGTTCTTGATGTTGAGCTTCTAAATTATCTATTGTGCGTTCTCTTATCGCTTGTAATTGTTGTAGAATATCTTGTGCCACATTAAACTGTTGGTAATGTTATTGGTTCTTGTGGGAATGTTCCTAATGTTTCTGTATTCTGTTCTATTTCAGAATCAATTTGTTCTAATGTAGCGTCATCATCAATAACACTCTTAGCAATTTGTTTATCAATTTCTTTATTAAAAGTAGCTGATTTAATATTACTTGCTTTTGCAGCTTGAAGTAATTCTAAGTCAGTTGCCCAATCTCTTATATCAAATGTTTCAGGATATTGTACTTCACCATCAAATACAGTTTCTTGCCATTCAGCAAACAGTCTCCATATTTGTTCTTCAGCTAATTGCATCAATTTAGATTTTTCTGAAAGTCTAGCATTTAATAATTCAAATTCAGTTCGTAAAGCAATACCAGAAGCAACTCTCTCACTTGTTGCTCTAATAGAACCTACATGACTTAATCTATTTATTGCATCAACTTTATGTGTAATTGATTTTATAACTCCATCTAAATTACTTCCACTTGGTTGTAAAATATATGGTTTTAAATTTGCATCAATGTTATCAGGCATTTCAATTATACTTCCAGCACCTGCACCTGCATCAGTATCTCTTGTTTTAACTAATGAAGGGTGATTTGATAATCTTATAATTTGTTCTATTTCAGATAGTTCATTGTAAATAGCTTTTTGTAAATCAGCGACATCAGTTAAATCAGATACTCCAACTCCACGCATTGGACTTCTTTGATTATATAAAATAACTGCTGGTATTTTGCCAATAGGATTTTCTAATGTTTCAATTAATTTAGGTTCATCTCTATTGCCAGTAGATAAAAACACACAATCAATTCTGTCTGTGTACCATAGTTTATAATATTCTCCTTCTGCTGAAATTGATTCTCTAATTTTTAAATAATCTAAATAATAATATCCAGCTTCATTTCTTGTGTAATGCCAATCTAAAACATTTTCAGGAGTATATAAATTTATGTATGGTCTTATTCCTTGATCTAATTCTTCTGCTCTTGTCATTACATTAGTTTTTGGTTTGTCCATAATTAACCAAATATGACCATAGACCGAAGCATATCTTTGTGCTTCTCTTAATAAATCATTAAATGATCTACCTTCTAAATCTGCATCATTTAAAAATTGTGATACTGATGGATCTTCTTCTAATGTTCCTAATTTTCTGCTTGGTGTAACTCTAAATAAAAATGATGAATAAATATCTATAACATTACGACAATGATTATCTAATGGAGTGTATGATAATCTTTTAAAGTATTCTGATTCAAGTTCTAATTGATATGCTTGTAAAAATT